CCCGCTTCTTCGCTATGTATGACCCATTTTCAGAGGTTGGTTGTTGTTTCGACTATGGCTAATCAGACCATCACCCGTCAGCCGTACTGGCTGAACAAGACACGCATGGCCGCAAGCCTCGGGATTTCGGTCCAAGCCTTTGACAAATGGGGCGTTGAGCCGGTCGCGAGGATCGGCAAAGAAGCGTTCTATGACACCCGCGCGGTGCTCGATAACCGACTGAAAAATCAGAGCGGCAAACAACAACCTGATTTGGACGGCGTCGATCCGATGCTTGCCTACAAGCACGAACTCGAAAAATACCGCCTGACCAAGGAGCAGGCCGATTCCTGGGCGCGAAAAAACCGCATTGGTGAAAAGGAGGTGGTGCCGGTCGGCTTCATGACCTTTGCCCTGGTCAAGCTGGCCGCGTTACTGGCTTCGACCTTCGACACCATCCCCAAAAACCTCAAGCGCAAACACCCCGACTTCGAGATTCGCCACATGGAGGCGGTCGAGCGGGAGATTTCCGTTACGCGTAACGAGGCGGCCGGTTTGGCCGAAACCATACCGGAGCTTCTGGATGAGTACATCACCGCCCTGGACAAAGAATCTGGTTGAGGCGGTTCGACGAGGGTTAGCGGCACTCTACAAAGAACCACCGATGACGGCCGTGGAATGGGCCGACAAGCATTTCTATCTGTCGTCTGAGTCTTCCTATCAGGAAGGCCGCTGGGTCACTGCGCCGTTTCAGGTGGCCATTCTCAACGCCATGGGTAACGACCTGATCCGCACCGTCAACGTGATCAAGTCGGCGCGGGTCGGTTACACCAAGATGCTGATGGCCAACCATGGCTACAAGGTTCAGCACAAGAGGCGCAACTTGCTGATGTTCTGCCCGACCGACCCCGACGCGGAAGGGATGATGAAGCGGCACGTCGACACGATGATTCGTGACGTGCCGGTGCTGCTCGCCCTGGCGCCGTGGCATGGCAAGAAGCACAGCGATAACACGCTGGATGCCAAGTGCTTTGAGAACAAGAAAATGCTCTGGTGTCTCGGGGGCAAGGCGGCCAGGAACTACCGGGAAAAGAGCCCGGATGAAGTCGTCTATGACGAATTGTCCAAGTTCGATGCGGACATTGAGTGCGAAGGTTCGCCGACCATGTTGGGCGACAAGCGCCTGGAGGGGTCGACCTACAAAAAGTCGATCCGGGGTTCTACGCCGGGCATCGCCGGTCAGTGCCAGGTCAGCCGCGCGGCCGAAAAATCGTCGCGCTTTATGCGGTTCCATATCAAGGCGCCGTGCTGCGGCGCCGAGCAAACCCTGAAATGGGGCGGGCCTGATGAGCCTTACGGGCTCAAATGGCGCAAGGATGATAACGGCGAGGTGGCCGGGGCCTGGTACTTGTGCGAGCACTGCCAGGGCGGCACGTTCGAATACCACGAAATGGTCGCCGCCGCCGAGCAGACCGGCCGCTATATCTGCGACCGGACCGGTATCTGGACGCGCGACAGCATGGAGTGGTTCCGGGCCGACGATAAGCCTATCGCGCCGCCGCGCACGGTCACTTTCCATATCTGGACGATCTATTCGACCTTTACGACCTGGGCAGATATCGCCGCCGAGCGTCTGGAAGTCGGCAACGACCGGGGCAAGTTAAAGACCTTCGTAAACACCACCCTGGGCGAGGTGTGGGAAGAGGACGAAACCGAAAAAGTCAGCTGGGAGCAGCTGCGCGAGCGCCGTGAAGTGTATGCAGCGCCCGTGCCGGCGCGATGCGCTGTGCTCACAGGCGGTATTGATACCCAGGATGATCGCTACGAGCTGCGGGTGTGGGGCTGGGGTGGCGGGGAAGAGTCGTGGCTGATTTACCGGCGAATCCTCACTGGCGACCCCGCCAGTGCGGAGCTGTTGCGTCAGGTCGGCATCGAGCTGCATCGGCAGTTCTCTCGCGCCGACGGCTCCAAAATGGGCGTCATGCGGTGGTGCTGGGACTCCGGTGGCCACCACTCGGAAACCGTCCGCGCGCAAAGCCGCAAGCATGGCGTGCATTGGGTGATTCCGATTTTCGGTGCCAGCACCTACGGCAAGCCAATCGCCAACTTCCCCCGCAAGAAGGAAAAGAAGTCGCGCACCTACCTGACCGAGGTGGGCACCGACAACGCCAAAGAGGTCATTTACAACCGTCTCCGGCTGCAAGCGGATGGCGACCGGCCGGTGCAGGGGTTGATTCACTTCCCGGCCGACGACGCGATTTGCGACGAAGACGAGCTTAAGCAGCTGACCAGCGAGACCAAAAAATGGGTGCTGGTGAAAGGTCGGCGCGTGTTGCGTTGGGATGCCAGCAAGCGGCGTAACGAAGCGCTCGACTGCTTTGTGTACGCCTTAGCTGCCGTGCGCATCAGTCGAGAGCGATTCGGCCTCGATCTTGAGGCGCTGGCCGCAGAGCTGAACCCAGACACTCGCGTTTGGGAGGTTCCGGCCGAGCCTGACGTTTCGGCCGAACACGGCGAAGAAGAGGCCGCGCAGGACGAGCCGCAGGAGCCCGAAGCCGCCCCGGCCGAGCTGGAGGCAGAACCCCACGAAATACCATCGCCCGAACCGCCAGAAGACGGCGGGTTCCTGGGCTTAGGAGATAACCCATGGCTGCAGTAAATCCCCAGGAAATGCTCGACCTGTACATGCAGGCCGAGCGCGATGTGCTGGCGGGAAAAGACGTTACGTTCAATGGTCGCCGCCAGGTGATGGCTGACCTGCCGCAGATCATCGCCGGTCGCCAGGAGTGGGAACGACGTGTAGCGGCATCCGCCCGAGGCGGTCACGGCTATGCCGTGGCTGAATTTGGTTGAACCGCGTAGATCGCCTCCTTGAGCCATGGTTTCCGCAATGGGTGGCCAGTCGCATGGGGGCCCGCGATGTTATCCAGGCATATCAGGCCGCCCAGGTCAGCCGCACCCATAAGCCCAAGCGGCAAGCGCGCAGTGCGGATAACTCGCTGCAGCGTGATGGCCGCTCGATGCGCGAGCAGTGCCGCACTCTGGAGGAAGATCACGACATCGTTACCGGCATGTATGACCGGATGGAAGAGCGGGTGGTGGGCGGTCCTGGCATTTCTGTGGAGCCGCTACCGCTGGACTATGCCGGCAACGTGCATGCTGTCTTCGCTGCGATTATTAAGGCGAACTGGGCGGAGTGGTCATTGGCCCCGGAGGTTTCGGGTGAGCTGACCCGGCCGCAAGTTGAACGCCTGGTGTGCCGCACCTGGTTACGGGACGGCGAGGCCCTGGCGCAGATGGTGATGGGCAACGTGCCGGGCTATCAGCACCTGCACAAGGTGCCTTTTGCTTTGGAGCTGCTGGAGCCGGATTACCTGCCGTGGGAATACAACGACCTGTCCAAGGGCATTGCCCAGGGCGTTGAGCGGAACGAATGGCGCCGGGTCAAGGCTTACCACGTCTATAAACGTCACCCCGGCGACATGCTAGTGCATGGCTTGGCGCAGAACACCAAACGCGTTCCGGCTGAGCAGATGATTCACATTGCCCACCGCAAGCGCATTGGTCAAAACCGGGGCGTACCGCTGCTGCATTCGGTAATCACCCGTCTGGCGGATATCAAGGATTACGAGGAAAGCGAACGAGTGGCCGCGCGGATCAGTGCGGCGTTGGGCATGTACATCAAGAAGGGCTCGCCCGACGACTACACGCCCATGCCGAACAGCTCCGGTGAGCGGTCCATTCCGATCAAGGCCGGCATGATCTACGACGGTCTGCGGCCTGGCGAAGAAGTCGGCATGTTCGAGAGCAACCGGCCGAACACCTTCCTTGAGCCGTTCCGGGCGGGTCAACTCAAAGCGGTAGCTGCCGGCACGCGGGGCACCTTTTCCAGCGTGGCGCGCAGTTACGACGGCACCTATTCGGCGCAACGTCAGGAACTGGTCGAGGGGCAGCTGGGCTACGACCTGCTGCAGCATGAGTTTATCGACTACTGGTGTCGGCCCGTGTACCGCCAGTGGCTGCAGATCGCCATTGTCAGCGGCCAGATCGTCGTTCCGCCCGATGTGGACCCGGACACGATCTTTTCAGCGGTTTATCAGGGCCCCGTGATGCCCTGGATTAATCCCGTGCATGAGGCGACCGCGTGGCAGTTGCTGGTTGAGGCTGGCTTTGCCGATGAGGCGGAAGTTTCGCGTGCGCGCGGTCGTGACCCTGCAGAGCTTAAGCGCTCGCGCATTGCAGAGGTCAAGGCAAACGAGGAAGCCGACCTGGTGTTCAGTTCGGACGCTCGCCACAAGTTCTATGGAAACCAAGCCAATGAATCTACCCCTGCAAAAGACCCCGCTGATGATGCCAAGGGCGGCAATCAGCCAGGAGAATAAGCCCAAGGAAAGCTGGTACGACATTCGCGCGGCCGCGCGCGGTGTGGCTGAAATCATGCTGTACGACGATATTGGCGCCTGGGGAAGCTCGGCCCGCCAATTCGCTCGTGATTTGGCCGCGTTCGGTGACGTGTCACAGATCAATTTGCGCATTCATTCCGGCGGCGGCGACGTGATGGATGGCATTGCCATGTACAACATTCTGCGCGGCCACTCGGCACGGGTGGACGTGTATATCGACGGCATGGCCGCTTCCATGGCCAGTGTCGTGGCGATGGCTGGCGACAAAATCTACATGCCCGCCAATGCCAGCATGATGGTGCACAAGCCCTGGGGCGGGCAGGTCGGTGATGCCGACGACATGCGCGAATACGCCGACCTGCTCGACAAATTCGAGGGCACGCTAATCCAGGCCTATGCGCGCAAGACCGGCAAGAGCGTCGAGGAAATCGCCGCGCTGCTCAAGCAAACAACCTGGATGAACGGCAACGAAGCGGTGGCGGCCGGCTTCGCCGATCAGGTGTTGGAACCGCTCAAGGCCGCCGCTCAACTCAATTCGAAACGCCTGGAGGAGTACACCGGCATGCCTGAACAACTTCGCAATCTGATCAATCCTCGCGCCTCTGTGCCGAACCCTAACCCGGCTCCCAACCCGGCACCGACTCCCAGCCCGAACCCTGTGGCCCCGCAGATCACCGACGACGTGCGTAGCCAAGTCCTGGCGCTCGATGTGGAGCGCCGCGCGGGTATCGCCGCTGCTTTCGTTGGCAACCTGGCCGTTGCTCACGCCGAGCTGCTGCGCAGCTGCCAAGACGACGTGAACTGCACCGCGGTGGTAGCGGGGCAGCGTCTGCTGGCCGCCCTGGGTAGCAATACAGCGCCGGTCAACGCGCCGACTGTCCGTCACCCTGGCTACACCGGCAACGGCAACCTGGTTGGCGATTCGGTACGCGCCTCGATCTATGGGCGCCTGGGCTTCCAGGCGAACGAGGCCGACAACGCTTACAACTACATGACGCTGCGCGAGCTGGCCCGCGCCTCGCTGCAGGATCGCGGCATTGGCATTGCCACGCTGCGACCGCAGGACATGGTGGCCTTGGCCTTCACCCACACATCCAGCGACTTCGGCAATATCCTGCTCGATGCGTCGCATAAGTCGCTGCTGGAGGGCTGGGAGAATGCCGAGGAAACGTATCACCTGTGGACCCGTACCGGTCGCCTGAGCGACTTTAAGGTACACAACCGCGTTGCCCTGGGGTCGTTCTCGGCGCTGCGCCAGGTGCAGCCGGGTGCGGAGTACAAAAACATTACCCTGCTCGACTCGGGCGAAACCATTCGCTTGGCCAGCTACGGCGAACTGTTCTCCATTGACCGTCAAGCCATCATCAACGACGACCTCGACGCCCTGAGCGCGATTCCACGTCTGATGGGTATGGCGGCGCGGGCGACTATCGGTGATCTGGTGTATGCCACCCTGACCGACAACCCGAAGATGAAGGACAACAAACCGTTGTTCGACGCCTCGCGCAAGAACCTGTTTACCGGTGCCAATTCGGCCCTGTCCATCGCTTCGATGAGTGCTGCCAAGGCGGCTATGGCCCTGCAGAAATCGAAGGTTCGCGACGGCGAGAAGGCGCGCACGCTCAACATCCGCCCAGCCTTCCTGCTGTGCCCGGTGGCCCTGGAGGATCAGGCCAACCAGCTGATCAACTCCACTTCGGTGCCCACCGCCCAGGTTAACGCCGGCGTGATCAACCCTATCAAGGGCTTCGCCAAGGTCATTTCCGACCCGCGTCTGGATGATGCATCTGCGGCCACCTGGTATCTCGCCGGCCGCCAGGGCAGTGACACCGTGGAGGTGGCGTACTTGGATGGCATCGACACCCCGTACATCGAGCAGCAAGACGGCTTCACCATCGACGGTATCACTACCAAGGTGCGCATCGACGCCGGCGTTTCTGCGCTGGACTCGCGCGGCCTGAGCCGTTCCGTCGGCGCCTAACCCGGTC